GGTTATTCGCGAGGTCAGAATTTTCCTAGTGTCAGTCGGTCTCAACTAGGGTAATTAGAGCAACGTATGGCTACACAGAGAGAAGTTGCTGAACATTTGGACTTATCAGTTAAAAGGGTCTCAGAACTCATTAGAGACGGTATTTTGCCCTCTAAAATGGGTAAAAGTCCGCTAAATATGGATGTTTGCAGGATTGCTTACATTTCTTACCTTAGAAAACTGGGTGGATACCATAAAAGATCTGGTACAGGCGATATTGCAGAAGAAAAGACCAAACTTACCGCAGCTCAGGCAAGAAAGGCAGAATTAGAAGTAGAGCAGTTAGAAGGAAATCTTATTCCTGCTCAATTGGTACAGGATACATGGGTTGAGTATGTATCTAACGCTAGAGCAAAGTTAATAGCTTTACCCACAAGAATTGCACATCAAGTAATCTCTGTGGATAACTATGCTGAAGCAGAACAAGTCATCAAGGAGAGAGTTCACGAAGCATTGGATGAACTAGCAAACAATGGAATACCTAAGAAATATAGAAAAGGTGATACAGGAGACGAACCAGATATGGGCAGCTCCACCGAATCTCAAGATTAGTTCTTGGGCAGATACCTACCGCAAACTTTCACCTGAAGCATCTGCTGAAGCAGGTCAGTGGAGAACTGATAGGGCAGAATATCAAAGAGACATCATGGATTCATTCTGTGACCCTAATATTGAAAGAATTGTGGTCATGACCTCAGCACAAGTCGGCAAAACGGAGATTCTGCTAAACTCCATTGCATATTACATAGATCAAGACCCATCACCTATGCTTATAGTGCAACCTACCCTTGCTATGGGTCAGGCATTCTCAAAAGACAGACTTGCAGCAATGATTCGAGACACAGAAAAGATCAGAGACTGTGTAAAAGACTCAAAAAGCAGAGATAGTGGCAACACAACTATGCATAAGAAGTTCGCAGGCGGTAGTTGTACTATCGTTGGGTCTAATTCGCCAAGTGGATTGGCTAGTAGAAGTATCAGAATCCTCTTAATGGATGAGATAGACCGTTGGGAAACTTCTGCAGGAAGTGAAGGTTCGCCAATATCTTTGGCTATTGCTAGAACCAAGACTTTCGCAAATCGCAAAATCTACATGTGTAGCACACCAACTATCAAAGGATTATCAGCAATTGAAGCTGCATTTGAGGAATCAGATAAACGTTATTACTACGTTCCGTGTCCAGAATGCCAACATATGCAAGTTTTGAAATGGAAAAACGTAGTCTGGGAAGAAGACAAGCCTGAAACTGCTACTTATGCCTGCGAAGAATGCGGTTCAGTCATTGAAGAATCTAAAAAGCAATGGATGATCAAGAATGGTGAATGGAGAGCAACAGCAGAAAGTTTCAAAACAGCAGGATTCCATATCTCGGAGCTTTATTCTGTTTGGTCAACTTGGGGTCAGATGGCTAAAGCATTTCTTGAGTCTAAAAAGAATCCAGAAACATTAAAGACGTGGGTCAATACAGCTCTTGGTGAAACTTGGGAAGAACAAGGAGAAGCTGTTGAGTATGAAACACTTCTTGAGCGTAGATTGAACTATGATCACACCTCAGTTCCAGAAGATGTTTTAATTTTGACTACTGGTGTTGACGTTCAGAAAGACAGACTGGAATTACAAACTGTTGGATGGGGTAAAAATTATCAAGCATGGGTCTTGGATTACAAGATTCTTTGGGGAGACCCAAATGCATTTAATGTTTGGAACGATTTAGACGCTTATCTCAAGAAAAGATTTAAAACTGAAAACGACAGAATGATTCCTATCTCTTGTTGCACCGTTGACTCTGGTGGTCATCATACTCAAAGAGTTTATGAATTCACTAAAGCAAGACAGGGTAGAAGGGTGTTTGCAATCAAAGGTTCAAATCAAACTGGTAAAGCAATTGCAAATAGACCTACTTTTGTTGGTAAAAATAAAGCTGTCCTTTATCCAGTTGGAACTGACACAGCAAAAGAAGCAATTTTTGCAAGATTATCTACCGACAAAGAAAATACAACGCTAAATTTTTGCTCAGATCTAGACGAGGAATACTTTAAGCAGCTCACAGCAGAAAAAAGAATCACAAAGTTTGTAAGAGGAAGAAAAACACTTGTCTGGAAACAAATTAGACCAAGAAACGAAGCATTGGATACATTGGTTTACAATTTTGCAGCTATCTACATCTTGAATCCCAACTTTGACATCATTGAAGAGAAAATACTGACCAATGAATCAAAACCGCAAGAAAAACAGGAAAATAGACCAAAAAGACCTATAAATAGACCAAATTTCGCTACTTCTTGGAAATAATCTTGACATTTCCCATATAGACCATAGTGTTTTATGTGGATATATCTAACTTAAATGAGGTTTTTGTTTGGCTAACAAATTTGATTCAACAAATTATCCTACTCAAGTTCCAAGCGAATTACAGCTTGGGGATTTCTGGGCATGGAAAAGAGATGATCTTGCTAGTGATTATCCAGTAGCAGATTACTCATTATCTTACGAATTCAATTTAATTGATGGTGCAACTGCATCTAATTTTACTTTGACTGCAACAGAGTCAGGAGATGAATACATAATCTCAACCTCAAGCACCTCTTCATACGCTAAAGGCAACTACAACTGGATTTCTTACATCACTAGAAGCTCAGACTCAGCTAGAATTAAATTAGAAGAAGGTTTTGTAGAAGTACAAGATAATTATGCAACCACTTCTGCTTCAGTTAGAAGTCATGCAAAGAAAGTTCTAGACGCTATTGAAGCTGTGATTGAAAATAGAGCAACTATGGATCAGCAATCCATGAGCATAGCAGGAAGATCATTATCGAGAATGTCTATCAATGAACTTTTAACATTTAGAGATAGATATAAGTCAGAATATTTACGAGAAGTTAAAAGAGCTAGAATTAAAAATGGTCGTGGCTCTGGAAACACAATAAAAGTTAATTTTGGACACAACGTCACAACACCTAAGAGTTATAAATAATGGCATGGTATAACAACATCTTTAATAGAACTGAAGTCAAGGCAAAAAAACGTCAAGCCTATAGAAGATCTTATTCTGGTGCTAATGCAGGAAGATTGTTTGCAGATTTTTTAACTACTTCCACCAGTGCTGATGCTGAAATAAAAGACAACATACGAGTCCTTAGAGACAGAGCAAGAGAGTTAGCAAGAAACGATAGCTATATTGCTAGATACTTAAATCTGATGGTGTCTAATGTTATCGGTAAGCATGGCATAAGAGTTAGCTCTAAGGCGAGACTAGATGACCCTGTTAACATGGGTAAGCTAGACCTAAGAGCTAACCAGTCCATTGAGGAAGCATGGAACGAATGGACAAGATTAGGAAATTGCACAACTAACAAAAGACTGACTTTCCTAGATTGTCAGAAAATATTTATTGAATCTCTTTGCAGAGATGGTGAAGTTTTAATCAGAAAAATAAAAGATCTCAAATCACCTTTTGGTTTTAGAATTCAGTTCTTAGAAGCAGATCATCTGGATGAAAATAAAAATGATTACTACAAAGAAACTGGCAATCGTATCAAGATGGGTGTTGAAGTAGATAAGTTTGATACACCTGTTGCCTATCATCTCTACAAAGATCATCCTTACGAAAGAACCTATCTCAACAAGAACCAACACATTAGAGTTCCTGCTGATGAAATCATTCATGCTTTCTTACCACAAAGAGCAGAGCAGACTAGAGGTGTATCTTTAGTTGCAACAGCTATGTCTAATGTAAAAATGTATTCAGGCTATATGGAAGCAGAGGTCGTTGCAGCACGTGTTGCAGCATCTAAGATGGGATTCTTTGTAAGTCCAGATGGTGACGGTTACGTTGGTGACGGAGAATACGAAGACGGATTCAGTCCTACCATGAATGCTCAGGCAGGTGTCTTTGAGCAACTACCTGCAGGAATGGACTTTAGAGCATTTGACCCAAATCATCCTACATCTGCTTTTGAATCATTCACAAAAACTGTGCTTAGAAGTATCGCATCTGGTTTAAACATTTCCTATCATTCACTTTCTAACGATTTAACTTCTGTGAACTACAGCTCTATCAGACAAGGAGCTTTAGAAGATCGCAGCATGTATCAGATCTATCAACAATTTGTAATCGAACACTTCATTGAGCCAATATTCAGATCATGGTTAGAAATGGCAGTTTCAACAAACTACATTAAACTTCCTGTTTCTAAAGTTGATCAATTTGCTAATGCGGTAACATTTATTCCAAGAAGTTTTGCTTGGATAGACCCATTAAAAGAAATGCAAGCTAACGTGATTGGGTTACAAAATGGAACACTTACTTATTCTGATATTTCTGCTTCTTACGGAAGAGACACAGAAGAACTATTTGAACAACATCAAAAAGAAATAGAGTTAGCTAAACAATATGATATCGAATTAGCCTATCAACCATTCGGTGCAAAACTTCCTGTAGAAGCAAAGATACAAGGTGGAGATGACGATGAGCTATAAACCAACTGAAGGTATGGTGACTGAAGCTCAAAGAGGTTTAGATTGGCGTAGAGAACATGGCAGAGGTGGTACTGAAGTTGGTATTGCTAGAGCAAGAGATATTGTTAATGGCAAAAATCTTTCTGAATCTACCGTTAAAAGAATGTATAGCTTCTTTTCAAGGCATGAAGTAGATAAGCAAGGCGAAGGATTCTCACAAGGAGAAGACGGATATCCATCTAACGGAAGAATTGCTTGGGCATTATGGGGCGGTGATGCAGGTTATTCTTGGTCAAGACAGATTGTTGAAAGATTAAAGAAAGAAGACGAGAGAATGTACGAAGCTAGACCATATCCCAACGAACATGCAGCAAGAATAAATAATCCAGATAAATACGTTGAATTTGCAAGAGACAACGATGAATTTGGTTCAGGCATACACGTTATTTATGGAATATTAGAAGATCGAAGCTCAGAAGTTCAATCAATAAGATTCGATTCAAGCAAGTTCACACCAGATGAAGCTAAGGCATGGCTAGAAGAGCATGATTATAATTATATTGAGTTTGAAGAAGCTATTGAAGAAAAGGCATTATCTGATAAATTAGAAGAAGGCACACTATCAACCGACAAGGAGTTAACAATGGATAGTAAACAAGATAGACATATTCTTGAAGTGAATGAGACCGATGACTCTGTTGTTATCTCATTTGCTAAAGAACACAAAGATGATATAGAAGAATCTGAGCCAGTAGAAATAGTGGATGAAGAGAATTCTATGCATGAGGAAGAAGAGAGAAAAGTAGTTGATCTTATGAGATACAGAACTATTGATCTTTCCAGAGCTGATCATATTGATGAAAAAAATCGTAGGGTCAGAGTTGGTGTATCTTCTGAATCACCAGTAGATAGAAGTTTTGGAAGAGAAGTCTTAGGACACAGAGCAGAAGATATTGACATGGAATTTATGTCAAGCGGAACTGCTCCTTTTCTATTAGATCATGATATGACCAAGCAAATTGGTGTTATCGAAGAGTTCAAACTAGACGAGACTGCTAAGAGGACAATTGCAGTAGTAAGATTTGGAAAATCTGCTCTTGCTCGAGAAGTGTTTGAAGATGTAAAAGACGGAATTCGCATGAATATATCCGTTGGATACAAAATAAATAAAATGGAACGTGTCAGCGATGACAAAGGAGACTACTACAGAGCTAACTGGACACCTTTAGAGGTAAGTTCAGTTGCAGTACCTGCAGATCAGTCAAAAGCTGTCGGAGTTGGTCGTTCTGAAACTAACCTTAATTTCAAACAGGAAATAAAAATGGAAAAAGAAATTAAACAAGATATTAATCTTGACGAGGTTAGATCTAAAACTGTTGAAGAAGCTAAAGCTGAGTTCAAAAGAAACTCTAAAGAGATCATTGATCTAGCTGTTAGACACAACAAAAGAGATCTAGCTGATAAAGCAATTTCTGAAGGTATTTCTGTGGAAGAATTTAGAGGTGTCCTCTTAGAGAATATCGCTAATGACAAACCATTAGAAACACCATCAGATATAGGTATGACAGCTAAAGAAGTCAAAAGATTTAGCGTAGTAAAAGCTCTTAGAGCTTTAGCTAATCCAACTGACAGAAAAGCTCAAGCAGATGCAGCATTTGAATTCGAATGTTCAGAAGAAGCTGCTAGACAAAATGGAACAACTGCACAAGGCATCATGCTTCCTGCAGACGTTCTAGCTCAATGGGGTCAGAGAGACATTAACTCTTCTGATGATTCAACCTTAATCCCTCAGGATTTCAAAGGTGGAGATTTCATTGACGTTCTAAGAAACCAATCTTCAGTTATGGCTGCAGGTGCAACTATGTTACGTGGTCTTCAAGGCTCTGTAGTTATACCTAAGAAAACTGCTGCTTCTAGCGGTGGTTGGATTGCTACTGAAGGAAACGCTGCTTCTGAATCAGAGTTCACATCTGGAAGCGTAACCATGTCACCTAAAGTGATTGGTGCTTACACAGATGTTACTAGATTGCTTTTACAACAAAGCTCACTAGACATCGAGAACTTAATCAGAGATGATCTTACTCAATCAATTGCTATCGCTATTGACTTGGGTGCATTAGCAGGTTCTGGTTCTTCAGGACAACCTACAGGTGTCAAAAACACTTCTGGTGTTAACACAACTACATTTTCAGCAGCTAATCCAACTTTCGCTGAGATCGTTGGAATGGAATCTGCAGTTGCAGCAGACAATGCTTTACTAGGCAACTTGTCTTACATTTGTAAGCCTGCTGACTACGGCACATTGAAAACTACTTCTAAAGATTCAGGTAGTGGTCAATTTGTAGTTGAGCCAGATGGCAGAATGAATGGCTACAACGTAGTTAGATCAAATCAAGTTACTTCAGGTGATTTCTACTTTGGTAACTTTGGTGATCTATTAATTGGTATGTATGGTTCTCTTGATATCACAGTTGACCCTTACAGCCTATCTAACACTGGTTCTATCAGAATCGTTGCTCTTCAAACAGTTGATGTAGCAGTTAGACATGCTGTTAGCTTCTGTGTATCTAATGACGGTGCATAATAGTTAATGCTTACTTGGAATGGGGGGAGTAATCCCCCCATCTTAAATATGAAAAAATTTTTAATTACACAAGATACAGTGGCGAAAGGCGAAAGAGTCAGAGCAGGGGACGTGGTTGAACTTCCTGAAGACGTAGGTTATGAGCTATGTGCTTATGGCAAAGCTGCTCCACACATTGAAAAAGCTAAACCAAAAAAAGAAAATAGAAGCGTGGGTTTAGAAAGCTCAGAGGAAGCTCCTAAGAAAAGAGCTAAAAAATAATGCCACCTATCGAAAGTGCTGCAGATTTTACTTCTTATCTTGATACCACAACAGGACACGGAGTAACTGCAACATTTTTCGAGACTGGTGCTTTATGGGATGATTTCCCCTTAATAGATACTCTTGGTTTTATAGATGATGGGTTATCTGTTCTAATCAAACTTATCATTGACCAAGAATATTTCAGCATACAAGGTGAATCGGTTAATGTTGCAGGTCATCAACCTAGAGCAATCATTAAATATTCTGATGCACCTAATGTTTCACAAAACGACAAAATTGTTGTTGATGCAATTACCACAGATCAAGGTAATGTCTTAAAAGCACAAACAGAATTCAGAGTCAGAGTTGTCGAGCCAGATAACACAGGCATGGTTTCACTTGTGCTTGAGGAACAATAATGTCTCAGTTTAGATTAGAGACAGAAGCAGATATGAGTGCTTATCTTGATATCAATTATGGTCATGCAATCACTGCAACTTATACAAGAAACGATATAGATTCTACTATTAACATTATTTTAAATAATGAATACGTAGAACAAGAAGAAGGCATAGGAGTGGAAGCATTAAAACCTATTGCCTATTGCAGAACCGTAGATGCACCTAATGCATCTTACGGAGATACATTAGCAGCAAGTGCTGTTACTGATATAGAAGGAAACGTATTAAAAGCAGCACAAACTTATACGATAGTAAATGTGCAAACAGACAGAACAGGTTTTACAGCTATGGAGCTAGAGGAAGTATAAATGTCTCATGTAAGACAACAGATCAGAGAATACTTTGGAACTACATTAACTGGTTTAGCAACCACAGGTTCTAACGTAACTGAATCAAGGGTTTATCCTCTTGAAACATTACCTGCTTTAGTGATTTATACAAAGTCAGAAAGCTCAGAACCTATGGTTATAGGAACAAACAGAGTATTAATGAGAGAGCTAGAAGTTGCAGTAGAAGGCTATGCAAAAGCTACTACCAACTTTGACGATACTATTGATACAATATGCAAAGAGGTAGAAGAAGCAATATCGGCAGACGTAACATTAGGTGGTATTGCAAAAGATGTATTCATCAATTCTACTGAAATTAATTTTAACGGAGAAGGCGAAAAGCCTTTAGGTTACGTAAATATGACATTCTTGGTTCAGTATCATACTCAAGAACAAGATGTTGAAACAGCAGTTTAGGAGACAAACATGAAAATGATTAGTCCAAATGGAAAAGTTTCTATAGATGCTCATCCTTCTAAGGTTGAAGGTCTAAAGAATAAGGGTTGGAAAGAAGAAGCAATCCAAACAAAAATTAAATCTTCTTCTAAAAAGTCGAAAGACGAGGTAATTGAAAATGGCGACACATAAAGGTAGTGAAGGTGTTATCAAGGTTGGAGCTAACTCTGTAGCTGAGATTAGATCTTATTCTATAGATGAGACTGCTGATACTCTTGAAGATACTTCAATGGGTGATTCTGCTAGAACTTACAAGCCATCATTAACTTCTTTTACAGGAAGTATGGATGTGTTCTGGGATGAAACCGATACCAACGGACAGGGTGCATTAAGCATCGGTTCAGAGGTTACATTGAATGTTTATCCTGAAGGAGAGACATCTGGTGACACTTATTATACTGGTACAGCTATTGTCACAGGCGTTACAAGATCAGCTTCATTCGATGGACTTGTGGAAGCAAGCATATCGGTGCAGGGGTCAGGTGCATTAAGCGAAAGCACTGTTTCATAAGATGAAAGCAATAGAAAACGCTAAAAGACATTTTGATTCTTTAGGAATCAAGAAGATTGAAGTACCAGAATGGGGTGACGAAGGTCAACCATTAATTATTTATGCAAAGCCATTAACTTTAGCTGAGATGTCTAGGTTGCAAAAATTTGCACAAAACAACGATGTGGAGTTGATGGCTCATTGCATAATACAAAAAGCACTTGATGAGAATATGGAAAAAATATTTGATTTAGGTGATAAACATGACTTAATGCATCATGTGGATAAGGATGTTTTAGCTAGAGTAGCAGGAGATATCATGACTAGCACAACTCTGGAAGAGCAAGAAAAAAAGTAGCTACAGATAAGGAATTATTTGCTAAATACTATCTTGCAGAGCTGTTAAGCTGTACAGTTGAAGAGCTAGAAGAAAAAATGACCTTATCTGAATTTAACGGATGGATTGCATATATACAGGAAAAAAATAAGCAGTTAACAAATGGCAAGTAATTACAAATTAAGAATAACAGCAGAAGATCGCACTAAGGGTGCATTTGGTGCTGTTAATAAAAATCTTAATAAAATTAAAGGTGCTTTAGCTGTTGCATTTTCCGCAAGCGTAATAACCAATTTTGCAAGAGAAACCTTGCAATTAGCAGACACCATTGGAAAGGTTGCTGATTCTATTGGTGTATCAACTGACTTCTTACAAAAATATCAATTTGCTGCAGAGCAATCTGGTTTAACTCAAGAAGAGTTTAACAAAGGTATGCAGAACTTTACCAAAATGGTTGGTCAGGCACAGCTTAGAACGTCTGAAGCAGGCAGAACTTTAGAAAAATTAGGTGTACAAGTTAAAAATGCTGATGGTTCAGTAAGAGGTGCAGAAGAAGTATTTGTTGATTTATTTGAAGCCCTTGATGGCGTAGGAAGTCAATTTGAGAAAAATGCTATCTTAGCTGATCTCATGGGTAGAGCAGGTGTAAAACTTGCTGTGATGGGAGCTAGTGGTGCTGAAGCTATGAAAGAGTTAGCAGAGTCAGCAACAGGAGTTATACCAGAAAAATCTATTAGAGATGCTGAAAGATTTAACGACACGATGAATCAATTAAAGAGAGCTACTCTTCTTCCATTGCAAGGAGTGGTTATAGGAACTGCGAATGCATTTTTGGATTTATTAGAAGCGATAGGAATGCATACAAGATCTAAAACTATAATTCAGTTAGAACATGAGCTTGCTTCTCTAACAGAAAAAATTGAAGATTTAAGACCAGTAGTAGATAGATTAGGGCAAGAATTTAAAGAAACTGATGAAAGATATTTAAATAGTGCTTTACAGTTAGAAAGACTAGAGAAAAAATATGCAGAAGTTAATGCTAAATTAACAGAAGCAACAGATAAACAAGAAAAATATAATAGATTTGTTGCAGATAACACCATCATTTTGAATGAAAATTCAAATGCTCAAGACAGTATTAAGAACTCATTAGAAACATCTATTCCAACTGTTGAATTATTTGCAAATACTGTAGAAGGGAAACTTACATCAGCATTTGAATCATTTTTTGATTTTACAAAAAAAGAATTTTTAAATTTTAAAGACCTTGCGATGAGTGTTGCACAAGCGGTTATAAATGAATTAATCAAAGTGTTTATTATTGAACAGTTAGTGTCTTCAATAAAATCATCAATTATAGGAATACCAGATGGAATTAATGCAGATATAGATAGAATGTTAAGTTTAGATGGCGGTGGGTTCACTGGTTATGGTGCAAGAGCAGGCGGCTTGGATGGCAAGGGTGGATTCCCTGCAATATTGCATCCTAATGAAACAGTTATTGATCATACTAAACAACAAGGAATAAACGGAACTACTCAAGCTAATGTTACATTCAATATATCAACAGTAGATGCAAAAGGATTTGATGAATTACTCAAATCAAGAAAGGGCATGATTACAACAATGGTAAATCAAGCATTTAACTCAAGAGGAAAAATGGGGATAATGTAAATGAGTGGAACTTTCCCAACAGATATAAAACCAAGAGCATTACAATTACAGGACAATAGACCAACGCTTTTGAATCATGCTTCTTCTGGAAGAAGAGTTGTCAGAGCTTATGGGTCACAATATTTTACCTTATCGATAAGCCTTCCACCTTTAAACAAAGATGATGCAATGGATGTGTTTGCTTTTTTACAAAAACAAAAAAATGCTTTTGAAACTTTCTCTTATGAATATCCAACAATCAATAGAGGTGTTAACAGGGGTCAAACAGACATAACCGTTGATGGCTCTCATAGTGTTGGAGATTCAACAATCAATTTATCTGGGTTCGACACATCCACTAGTGATGTCTTAAAAGCAGGAGATCTAATCAAATTCAATGGTCATTCAAAAGTTTATATGGTGCAGTCTGATTTAAACTCAGACGGAAGCGGAAATGGCACTGTATTAATATCGCCTTCTCTTGTTGAAACTTTATCTGATACAGAAGCGGTAGATGTAGATCAACCAAATTTCACCGTCTATTTAGATGGCGATGTTTTATTTTCAACAGATGCTTCAGGATTTTATGATATAAGTTTTAATTTAAGAGAAGTGATAACCTAATGTCTAGATCATTATCATCAGGATTAATAACTCAATTACAACAAGACAATAACAATATTGCTTTTCTGCTTGAGTTAAATTTATCCACAATCTATAGAATCACAGACCATGCTTTTGATGTAACTTATAATTCTAATTCTTATACCGCATCAGGAGAGTTAGTTACGATTGGAACTACGCCTGAAACTGGTGAGCTTAAAGTTGATGAAGCAACTATAAGATTAAGCAACATTACTTCAACTTTTAGAACAATTATTGAAGCTGAAAACTATATTGATAATAGCGTAAACATTTACTTAGCATTCTTTGATTCAAATGATTCTTTTGTTGATGCATTTACTTATTTTTCTGGAAACATACAAAAAGCAGAAATCACTGAAAGCAAAAATGAATCCTCATTAGATCTTATTGTTGCGAATCATTGGAACAACTGGAATCTAACTAAGGGAAGGCACTTTACTGATGAATCACAGCAAAATGTTTATTCTGGTGATAAAGGAATGGAATTTGCTCACATAACTAAATCAGACATTAGGTGGGGTAGTTAATGAATCCCCTGCAAATAATACAAGTCGTTCTTCTAGTTATCAGTGTTTTTACTGGTATCAAGGCTTATAGACAAGCACAAAAATTACAAAAAAGAGGGCAAGATATTCTTGCTACTAAAAACGCTGATGGTGGGAAAATACCTGTTATCTATGGAGCTAGAAGAGTTGGTTCAACCTTGCTATATATGGACACCGATTCTGGTAACTCAAAAGAACTATTTGTTGTTTATGCTTTAAGTGTTGGAGAAATTGAAAGCATAGATTTAGAAACAATAGAAATAAACGGAGTATCCATTAAAGATTCTAAAGTATTTAGGCAAGGATATTATGCAGGATATGACAGTATTGCTTCTGGTGCAGGCTCTTTATGTACAGCATCGCAAATAGGTGATGTGCAAGAATCTAATGCAGGTGGCTCAGGAACTGACCCTACAAAAAGATATAGAATGGTTTTTAATGCACACTTGGGAGCTGACGATCAAACAGCAGACCCAATGCTTGTTGCTTCGATATCTAAATGGACTTCAGCTCATAGATTAAGGGGAATAGCCTATATTGCTGCTTCTTTTGAATACGATACTAGAGGAATGTTTAGCAGTGTTCCAGAGTTAACTGTAGTTGTTAAAGGAAAAAAACTTTATGACCCTAGATTGGATGGTTCTATATCTGGTGGTTCTGGTAGTCATAGAATAGATGACTCAAGTACCTTTGAATGGTCAGACAATGCAGCTCTAGCTTTACTTGATTACATTAGCAATGATGAATACGGAAAAGGATTATCAGCTTCTTTAATTAATTTGCAATCATTTCAAACTGCAGCTAATACAGCAGAAACCCTAGTAGATGTTCCTGACTTTGGCGGTTCTTATTCTTCTGGAACTTTTAGTGGAACTTCTGGAAACAATTATCTTGATGTAGATTCAACAACTTGGAATAAAGTTAAGTCTGGAGAATATGTTTCTGTTAGAGATTCTGGAAGTAGTAACGAATTTACTGATGTTGCTGTTGTAGAAACACAACGATACACACCGCATACAGAAAGTCAGGTCAACAGGATTTTTGTTGATGGAACTCTAAGTTCTACCTATTCTTCTGAATCAGGGTCAGTGCTTGCTAAAGTAAAAAGATTTCATTGCAATGGTTTAGTTGATACTAATGAAAATGTTTTAGAAAACACTAGAGATCTATTATCAAATATTAGAGGTTTTTTAAATTTTGTTGATGGCAAGTACACAGTCTTAATTGAGGATACAGCTTCTTCTGCTTTTAGCATCACCGATGATCATATTATTGATGATCAAGGAATAAAGATAAGCTACGAAGATAAAAGCAGCAAATATAATAAAGTTGTAGTTTCTTTCTTTAATGGTCAAAAAAAATACGAAGCTGATACTGTAACCGTTTATCACGATGCTTCGCCAAATTATAAATCAGACGATGGTGGGGAAGAATTAGAAGCAAAAGTAGAGTTTGATTATATTACCAATCCTTATATTGCTTATAACATTGGTAAGGCTATTTTAGGAAGATCAAGAAATCAAAAAACTCTTTCTTTCTTAGCTACTCCAGAACTTTATCAGTTAACGGTTGGAGATGTTGTAGATATTACTTATGCAGGTTTAGGTCTTAGCGGTCATCTTTTCAGAATTGAAGCAATAGATCTTCTGGATAATGGATTGCTAAACATACAAGCTATAGAGTATCTGGACATTTATACTTGGGATTCAGTTCCACCTGTTGAGAATGTTGGAGAATTACCAGATTTACCCACAGGTCTTGAAGCTAGACCGCCAACTAATTTAACCTTTACTGATTCAAACAGCTCTGCAACTGGTAGACCATTCTTGTCTTGGACTGCTGCAACGAATTATCCTGCAAAAGAATTTAGAGTAATCATAGAAGATTCTTCAAGCAATGAGCTGCATAACAGAATAGTAAGCAATGAATTTATTGATCTTAACTTCATTCCAGTAGGCTCTAATTATGTTGCTTTTGTTTCTTCTATCAATTCAATAGGCTCAGAATCCGATGCTGCAACTCTTACTTTTAGTGTAGGAATAGAGCCAGTTGCTACTGCTGATGTAAAAGATTCAGCTATAACCACAGTCAAGATTGATGATCTTGCGGTCACTAATGCGAAGATCAATGATCTTAATGCAACCAAGATTACAGCAGGCACGATAGACACAGCAAGATTAAATGTATCAGACATTATTTCTACAGGAAGCATTATCGTCAGTGGAGATAATGTTTCTTCTTTAACTAATGATTCTGCTTATATTAATGGTGGGCAGGTAAATACTAACGTGACTTCTATCTCAGGTGGTGCAATTACCACTGGAACAGTTGCAGCAGCAAGAATAGATGTTTCAGGAGTTATCTCAGCAGGAAGTATTATTGTTAGTGGAGATAACATTTCTACACTTACTAATAATGCAAACTATATTGATGGTACTCAGGTTAATTCAAATGTTACCTCTATTTCAGGCGGTGTTATTACCACTGGAACTATTAATGCGAACAGAATACAAATAGACAATGTAACTCTTGATACCGATGGTTCAGGCAATCTAATTATCAAAACAGCAGGGGTAGATACAACTCAACTAGCCACTGATGCTGTTACCACACCAAAACTAATTGACAGAGCTACTTCAGTATTTGCAACTGCGACAGGCAGTGTCGGATATTGGTATGTAGATAATTTAGCTCAAACAGCTATTGTTACTACAGGTGTATTTCAAGCACCATCTACTACAGGAAATACTTTTTTTGTAATAGGAAATACTTATATTAATGCTAACTCAGGAAGTTCTACTGCTGACTGGTGTGAGCTGCAAGTACAAAGAAGAAGTGCATCAACTAGCGGTGGTGTAAGTTCTGCTAGTTATTCAACCATTGCAACTATTAGAGCAAGGGGTGAAACAGGGGAAGCATTGCAGTCTATTATTGCTAACGATGCTTATACAGCAGATTATTATTATCAATATAGAGTAACGCTACAAACCAATGGAACTGGAGTGCTTTACAGCACTAGAAGTTATGGAATAAGTGGCATACAAGTTATAGTGAATTACAAATGATGAAGCAGATAAGTTGGTATGATTCAGAAGGCAATATAAAACATTGCCAAACAGTGCAAGAAGGTCTTGAGGATGCTTCTTGTCCTGAAGATGGTTTGCAATGGATAGAAGGACATCCTGAATTAATACAAAATTCTAAAGTTGTTAATGGTGAAATAGTTAATGGCAATAACGATTCTATTCTTCCAATATTAGAAGAATTAAGAATATACAGAGATCTTAGATTAAGAAGATCTGATTGGACACAAATGATTGATTCGCCTTTATCTGATGCAAAGAAAGCAGAGTGGGCAAATTACAGACAACAATTAAGAGATTTACCATCTCAATATACAGAGAATGACAATATTGATGATGTAGTGTTTCCTACACAACCAACATAAACTACAATAGGGGAAGAGGATTTTAAATGGCAACTCATGATTATAATATAGTAAACCAGACTGGTGCTAACTTTAGAGCAGATCTAAACAATGCTCTATCAGCGATATTATCTAATAATGCATCTGCTACAGAACCAACAACTACAGCAGCTTATATGCTTTGGGTGGATACAGGAAATAATCTGCTCAAAATGCGAAACAGTGCCGATAATGCATGGATTACTTTACCAGTATCAATAACTACCTCAAACACTGTAGATATTGATGGTGGCACAGTTAACACAATTACTTCTCTTTCTTTCAGTTCTGGTGAAACAGTTACAACCATTTTAGATGAAGACGATTTATCTTCTGATTCTGCTTCTGCATTAGCTACACAACAATCAATTAAAGCGTATGTAGATAGTCAAGTTACAGCTCAAGATCTGGACTTTCAAGGCGACACAGGTGGAGCTTTATCTATAGACTTAGATTCTGAAACTTTTACTATTGCAGGTGGCAATGGTATAGATACTAGCGGTGCTTTAAATACATTAACTATTGCTATTGATAGCTCAGTTGTAACTCTTACTGATACACAGACACTAACAAATAAAACTATAGATGCAGATAGCAATACTATTTCTAACTTAGAAGTAGATAACCTAAAATCAGGAGTTCTGGACACAGATCTCACATCTGTTTCTGCTTCAGACGATACTCTAGCTTCCTCTAAGGCGATTAAAACTTATGTTGATGCACAGGTAACAGCTCAAGATTTAGACCTCACAGATGGCACTACAAGCATTTCTATAGACTTAGACTCTGAAGAACTTTCTATACTTGGTGGCACAGGTGTTACCTCTACTGCTTCAGGCAATGGGGTTACTTTAGCTATTGGTCAAGATGTTGGCATAACTGCTGATGTTACCTTTAACACAGTTGCAGCAGATTTGACTGGAGATGTTACTGGTACAGTTTCTAGTATAGCCAATCATTCAACCTCAGATCTTTCTGAGGGTACAAACCTCTACTATACAACTGCAAGATTTGATTCTGCTTTTAGCGGTAAATCCACCTCAGACTTAACTGAGGGAACTAATTTATATTTTACTGATGCAAGAGCAAGAGCTGCTATAAGTGCATCAGGTGATTTATCTTATAATTCCACCACAGGAGTAATATCATTTACAGAAAGAACTGATGCAGAAGTCAGGGGATTAATATCTGCTTCAGGAGACTTATCTTATAACTCTACTACTGGAGTTATGTCATTTACAGAAAGAACTGATGCAGAAGTAAGAGGTTTAGTATCTGCTTCTGGAGACCTTTCTTACAATTCAACTACTGGTGTATTTAGCTTTACAGAAAGAACTGATGCAGAGGTTAGAGGACTTATATCTGCTTCTGGAGATTTATCTTACAACTCCACAACTGGAGTTATGTCATTTACTGAAAGAACAGATAGTGAAGTAAGAGGGTTGTTATCTGGTGGTACAGGAGTTACTTATAACAATAGCACTGGTGAAATATCTATTGGTCAGGCAATTAGCACAACTTCTGACGTTACGTTTAATGATGTCATAGTATCTGGAGACTTAACTGTTTCAGGAACTACTACTACTATCAACACTGAAACTATTAATCTTGCAGACAATATTATTCTCTTTAATTCTAATGCCACAGGAACACCTAGTGAAAATGCAGGCATAGAAATTGAAAGAGGAGATGCAACTAATAAAACTCTTATCTGGAATGAAACAGACGATAAGTGGACTGTAGGTTCAGAAACTTTTGTTGCAGGAACTTTTGAGGGCAATGTTACAGGAACAGTATCTAGTATTGCTAATCATGATACTGATGATCTTTCAGAGGGTGCATCTAATCTTTATTACACAACAGCTAGATTTGATTCAGCATTTAGCGGTAAAAGCACAAGCGATCTAACAGAAGGAACTAATCTTTATTACACAACAGCTAGATTTGATTCTGCTTTCTCTGGTAAATCTACCTCTGACTTAACTGAGGGTGCTAATCTTTATTACACAACTGCAAGAGCTAATTCAGACTTTGATACTAGACTTGCTACTAAATCTACTTCTGATTTAGCAGAAGGTGCTAACCTTTATTACACAGATGCAAGATTTGATACAAGACTTGCAACCAAGACAACCGACAATCTGACTGAAGGCTCTACCAATTTATATTATGCAGATAGTTTAGTAGATTCTCATTTATCTGGTGGAACTGGTGTTACTTATTCAAGCGGTACTATTTCTATAGGACAATCAGTAGGCACTGGTGATTCAGTTACCTTTGCAGGTGTTACTTCAGACTTTACTGGTGACATTGAAGGAGCAGTTAAATTTACTGCTAAAGCTGATGTTGCTTTAACTAAGGGGCAAGTAGTTTATATCTCAGGTATCTCAGGCGATGTGCCAACAGTTAATCTAGCAGATGCAGATAATGCTTCAGCTATGCCTGCTTTTGGTTTGGTTTATGCTAATGCCAATCAAAATGCAGAAGTTGAGATTATCACTTTTGGTTCTCTTAGCGGTTTTGATACCTCTTCCTTTACAGTTGGAAAAACAGTTTATGTATCTACTACCGCAGGTGCTTTAACTACTACCGCACCTACAGGCGAAAGCTCACTAATTCAAAACATAGGTATGGTACAAAGATCTCATGCTTCCGCAGGGATTATTAAAGTAGGTGGTGCAGGAAGAACTAATGCAACACCTAACCTAAACTCAGGCAAGATCTTCTATGGTAATGGTTCAAATCAATCTGTAGCTACTACCCTAGATACAAGCATAGTTCCTGAGAATACTAACCTTTATTACACTGATGCTAGATTTGACACTGCTTTCAGTGGCAAAGATACAGATTATTTAAGTGAAGGAGTAAGCAACCTCTATTTCACCGATGAAAGAGTAGATGACAGAGTAAGTAATTTACTGGTTGGCGGAACTGGAATTACAGTTACTTATAACGATGTAGCTAACACTTTAACCATTGATGGTTCTGCTCAATATGGCGATAGCGATGTAGAAAGTTATTTAGATAGCGGTACATCTACACCTACTTTTGCTTCTGCAATCATTTCTGGTGATTTAACAGTTGATACTTCTACTTTAGCGGTAGACAGCACAAATAATAGAGTTGGTATATTAGATGCAACACCTGCTGTTACCTTAGATGTTGGTACTGCTACTGATGCTATTTTTGTTCCTAAAGGAACTACAGCACAAAGACCAACAGGTGTAGATGGTTACTTCCGATACAATACAGACGATGCACAATTTGAAGGTTATGTTAATGGCTCATGGGGAGCTATTGGTGGTGCAGGTGGTAACTATTCTGCTTTATCTACAGATATTTTTTCAGGAGATGGGTCTACAGTAGACTTTACTCTTTCACAAAACATTACTGATGAAAATAATTTAGTTGTATTTATAGATGGTGTATTTCAAGCACATAATACTTTCACTGTATCTGGAACTACTTTAACATTTTCAACAGCTCCAGTAAGCGGTAGAGTTATTACTGCTTATGGAGTAAAAAACAATTTAGCAGCAACCATATCACAAACGCTCACAGTGATTGGTAGAAGTGCAAATGTAAATGTGGGCATAACAAGCGGAAACTTAAATGTGGAAGCAAGAAGCGGAACAATTAGCGTAGGAGTATAAAATGGCAGCAAGATTTCCATTAATCGTAGATTCATCTGGTACACCTGCTATTGAAGAAATAGCAAGTGGTGATGTTCTTGATTTATCAGGATGCCAAGTAAAATTAGGTAGTGAAGCAACTCTAACCGATGGTGCAACTATCTCATGGGATGTATCAACTTCGCCAATAGCGAAAGTTACTTTGGGTGGCAATAGAACATTGGCAGCACCAAGTAACGCTGTAGGCTCAGGACAATACATTTCTTTACTGGTCATTCAAGATGGAACAGGAAGCAGAACTCTAACATGGAACGCGGTGTATGAATTTACAGCAGACACAGCACCAACACTTACAACCACTGCATCTTATGGTGATCTATTCACCTTTAGATACAATGGTACTAAGTGGTTAGAAGTAGGCAGGAATCTAAATTTAGTATTGAGTTAATATGAGTTTATTA